CGCGGATATTCAGCGCGGCGGGCTGCGTGGACCTGCATTTTCACGACCTACGGCATGAGGCCACGAGTCGGTTATTTGAGCGTACGAAGCTGTCTGACATGCAAATCGCCAAAATCACCGGACACAAGAGCATGAGCCAGCTGGCCCGCTACGCGAATCTGCGTGGATCTAACCTCGCTGCGGAGATGTGGTGACTTCGTAAGCATCGAGGTTGGGCAAGGTCAGCTTGCCACCGCGCCTGCGCGCTATCGCCGGTACGGTTGTGCTGGGCGGTTGGTTGCGTGCCCTGCGCTTGTCGGCTTGCTTGCGGCCCTGTTCACGCACGTAGGAAATCAGATCCTCGCGCAGCAGAATGGTGAGCTTTTGATTGAGCGACAGCGCGGGCACTTCGCCGCTGTCGACCAGGTCTTTCATGGCCTTGTAACCAAGGTGCATAAAGTCAGCGGCCTGTTCCAGATTCATCGTCGGATCGTTGGCGGCGTGTGCGGTCATCCTGCACTGGCCTCCGTCGCCGTGTCGCGTGAGTTGGCACGCATTTCTTGATCCAAGGTGTTGGCCTTGCGAACTAAACGACTGCGGGTCTGCTCTGCGTGCAGCATCGAACGCTGCAGCGCGGCCTTGGCCTTTTCGAGATCGAGCACAACGGCCTTGTCGATGCGGCCGTGCCTGGCGTTCAGCAGGGCCTGGTCGACGTGGCCGATCGCGGTGAGCGCGCTCATGCTTGTCAGGACGGCGAGTTGGGCGTGCTTGTGCATTTGTTCGGAAGCATTCACGGGTTGGTACTCCGGGATTTTTTCTTCTGCAGCGCGCTCAGGCGCAGCTGGCAGGGTTGGCAGATTCGTCGGCCCTTGCGCAGAGTGGTTGGCGATTTGGTCCAGTGGTTGGCGCTGTGGCAGAAGCGCTCCCCAGTGATGCGGGCCACGACGTCTGAATGCTTACGGGCCTCGATGGTGTTTTTGTTGCTCATGCGTCTAGGGTCTCGGCAAGTGCGCTCTGCATTAAGGGGTGAGCAGTACCGCTAGGCCCCATGCCAGCAAGCCAACTATCAGTGCGCGACGGATGCGCAGCTGGCTGAACATGGGAAGCCAGCCCTCGTTGCGGATACTGATGTGCAAAACCAGCGCGAGAGCGCTTACCATCACACCTGTAAAAAACATTGGATGCGTGAGTGCGACTGTCATGGCTTGGCACCACCACGCAGCAGGTCCATCGCTTGATGCAGCTTTTGCCGCTCGGCGACCTGCAGGCGTTGGTTAGGTGCTTCCTTCTCAGCGTGCAGCGCGTGCACCAGAGTGAGGTAGGCGCGATGGATGGCAGCCAACTCTCTGGCGAGTTTTACTTCTCCGCGCATGATCAGTTCGGTAACAGCACGGTTCCCGACAGCGGATGCATGGGGGAGTTTGGGCTGGTTCTGGTTCATGGCTGATACCCGAACGCCATGGCGGCGATGCAAACGGTTGCAGCAGCACTGGCGGTCAGCACAATCACGCCCACCAATGTCCACACGGCGGGCACGCCGTCATGCAGCCGCCAGCTGGCCTCGGCGCTGCAATCCATAAGTCTCTGAAAGGCGAGGACCATGCGTACCCATCGGCGCTTACGCGGTGGAGCGATCCACACCAGGTGCGATGGTGGTGGGTTGCCCTGTGAACGCTCGATGGCTTTAAGTTGGCCGATGCGCTTTGGCTGATGGCTGCCGATGGCCTGCAACTGGCGAAGCTGCTGTGCGCTCATGCGGCGACACCGATGCGACGGCGACGTGGTGCGCGCAGTGGCAGTGAAAGCTGGGCGTAATCGGTACCCCATTCGCGTTCGGCGGCGCCGAGGGATTCGTGGCGAGCGGTGCGGGATCCGCAGCGGCACTCGAGGGTATGGCGTTGGCCGGCGGCGATGAATTGCACCGCCTCTTTGCTACTGCGTCCGGCGGCGCGGATGTGGCGCGGCTCCTGGCTGCAGTTGCGGCAGCGGGTGAATCGGCCTGGTTCGTGTGCAATGACTCGCTCGATCATGGTGCCCTCCAGAGCCGCGTAGGGCGGCTGGAGTGGAATATTAAGTACGACCTAACTTTCAGTCAATAGGTCCGACCTAATATGCTTCGATGTAAAACGAAGGCTATGCCGTGTTTACGGTGCGAGACTTCGGTCGGTATGACCAATGAAACGACGCAGGAGGTCGGATGGCTTGCCGTCGTGGCGAGCGCCACCGTGCCGCCAGCGGTGCCCGCTTGTTGGACCCAAGCCCGCTGAGCGGCGGCGATCCGAAAGGTGCTTCACGGTGTTTCGATGGGCGCCGGTGCGCCATGGAGAAGGGTGCGCACATGCGCCTGGGTGACTTCGTCGGCGGCGCGAAAATTGAGGATCATGGCGACCTCGCGCGGCGAGAGTACGGGTACGTCGGTAGCCGCTGGGCCAGGGGGTGGCTTGGGCTGTGTTTGGCGGTAGGTCGTTAGTCGCGCATCTTCGGATTCGTGCATACGGTCACTGTTCCACCCTGTTGGAAGGGGCCAGATAGTGACGCGTAAAAACTTCCGTTTCAACCATAAAACACGGTCAACCTGCTATTTTTTACGGGTTGCGCGGTTCTTTGCCGCAGGTTCTAACGCCTTGTCGACTAGGTCTTGCATGGCCTCATTCGCCGATCTGTAGCTCCGCACTAGGGCCAGCTCGCGCGGGGTGAGAGCGAGCGGTGGAACAGGGGCGCCGTCGTCGGAGTGCTGCGGGTTTTCGCGTTTGGGCTGCTGGCCGAAATACAGCCATTCAAACCGTACGCTGTAGTCGACGGCCATAGCGCGTACGCGATCAGGTGACGGCATATGCGTGCCGTTGAGCCACGCGTTAGCGGTGACCGTGCTGGCCTTATGACGCTTGGCGAGAATCGTTCCGGCGCCGTGGCCAGTGTTCTGGCCGACGTCGGTCATCGCCTCTTTTAAGCGCAAGGCAAAGTCTTGCGGATCGTGCGCTGGCGGATGAATAGGCATGGCCTAAATTATCCCCGACTTTTTGTTAGGTTCGCCTTGTTGACTTATTATTAGGAATACCCTAATAATAACACTATGAAAAACGCCGCGCTCAACAAAGCATGCGAAGTGATGGGTACGCAGGATGCTCTCGCGTCGGCTCTGAAGATCCGCTCGCCCTCGATCTCTGACTGGCGCAAGCGCGGGAAGGTGCCCGCCGAACGATGCCTGTCGATCGAGCAGGTCACCGGCGGTCAAGTGACGCGCCACGACCTGCGTCCCGATGTGTTTGGCGCGGCCGCGACGGCTGCCTGGCAAGAGGCGGGCTGAAGTGGATTGCGGGTTGCCTTTTGTTCTTTTCATGCCCTTAGACCGAGGTGATTGAGTCATGTACGACGACCCCACTCATGTGCGCGATCGCGAGATCAAGGTTCGCCTCAACGACGAGGAGCTGGCTTTGGTTGATGCGGTTGCTCGATTCAACCATCGCCAGCGCGCGGCCTTCATCCGGGAGGTCTTGATGGCTTGCGTCGCTGGTGTCGAGTCACAGGTTAACGACCACACGCAGGCTGCCTGAAGGCCCTTTTGCGGGGCCTGAAGGAGGGCATGTGCCGGATATAGACGTCGCCTTAACTGAAGCAGAGCACCGCCAATTCGAGCGGATCGCCGAGGCCAAAGGCATCACCGTTGAACAGCTCACCACGCAACTTGCAAAGGATTGGCTGGCAAAGCGATTCCTGCGGCCAGTAGTGCAGGGCAAGGTCATTCAGATGCGGCCACGGTCGCATAACAAGGGGGCGGTACGTGGACGTGATTGATGTTGCACAGAAGCGGCAGCAAGAAGAAATAGACCACGCGCTAGCGGCACGCCGCGCGCCGTCGCAGGGACTGGCTCACTGCGAGAGGCCGGATTGCGGCGAGCCGATCAGCGGCATGCGTCAGCAGCTCGGCGCGCGGCTGTGCGTCGATTGCCTGACCGCACAAGAGCAGGAGGCGCGTCGGTGGGCACCGCGCGCGCACGGCTAACACCATGCCCGCTCAAACCCTCCGAGCGAGCAGCGATGCTCGCCGCCGTGGAGCAAATCTCCAGAGCATTGACCCACGGCGTCACGCCCGAACAAGTAGCGCAGGCGCGCGCCGAGCTGCAGGCGTTGAACACACCGCGCCAGCCGCAGCTGCCGTTGAAGCTTTGCCCATGACACGCCCGCCGCAACTGCCGGTGGGCGTCTGTGCTTCCGCCTGCATTGGTGGTGGCGGTTCGTCGTTGCCGCGTCTGGCTGGTGTGATCACCGATCGCGCGTGGCGCGGGCCAGGCGTACGCCTCTACGTCATGCCGTGTCGGTCCATCGTCGTCGTGTGGGTGCAGAGCCATGCCGACAAGTTGATGTTGAAGCATTGCTCGCCGTACTTGCGCGGCACCTGGGCGAGGGACAAGCGGGGCCGTGGCCCGACGTTGCTGACGGTGCTGATCGAGTTGCGCAGCGCGATGCAGGGGTCGACGTGAGCTTCTCCTCGCCCCAGCTCCCCGTGAATCAGGTAGGGCAAATGCTCGCGCGTGGCGACGAGACACAGCTGGCCGGGCTTGGGTCCTCCCTGGGCTGGCCCGCATGCGGGTTGCACGGCCGCGATTCCTGTGTACACAGCGCGGCTGAGAGTAACTGAATGGCCGCGGGCAACTACGGGGATGTGCTCGACCAGCTACGCGGTGCCGGTCTGGTCGTGGACGATCTGCAAATCGGGCGCCTGGTGCGCTGCCGGACCGAGGGCGATCGCGAGCGGCGCGGCTGGTACATGCTGCATGAGCTGCAGGGTCACTCCGGCGACCTGTTGATCGTTGGTAGCTTCGGTATCTGGCAGGGCCAGAACAACAACGCGCAGAAGATCGAACTGCGCAAGTCTGAATTCACGGCCGAGCAGCGCGAGAGCCTGCGCGCCCGGATGGCTGAGGACAAGAAGCGCGCCGATCGCATGCGCGCCGCCGAAGCCGAACGCGCCGCGCAGCAAGCCACAAAGACGTGGGCACAGTGCGCGCCGACGGGCGACTCGGATTACCTCGCGCGCAAGGGTGTGCAGGCCCACGGCCTGCGGTTCTCACCCAGCGGCGCTGTCGCGGTACCGATGCTCGACACCGCCGGCAAGATTCACGGCCTGCAGATCATTCGGCCGTCCAAAATAAATGGCCGTGATAAGGACTTCTGGCCCGCCGGCCTCGCCAAGAAGGGCCATTTCCATCTGATCGGTTCGCCGTCGTGGATCGTGCTGATGGCCGAGGGCTACGCCACCGCCGCCACGTTGCACGAAGCGACTGGGCTGCCGGTCGCCGTCGCGTTCGACGCAGGCAACCTGGCGCCGGTCGCCGTGGCACTGCACAAGCGCTACAAGCTGGCCAAGATTCTGCTGTGCGCGGATGACGACATTTTCGCTAAGTGCAAACATTGCAAGGCGAGTCTGCTGCTGCCGGTGAATCCGCAGCACTGCCCGTGCTGCGGCAAGGATCACGAGCGCCACAACACGGGCATCATCTGCGCCAGCGCGTCGGCTCTTGAGGTCAGCGGTGCGTGGATGCGCCCCGTGTTCGCTGACGAGGCAGGTCGCCGCGAGGGCTATCTGCATCACGGTCGCAAGCGGTCCGATTTCAACGATCTCCACGTCGCGGAAGGTTTGCACGTGGTGCGCACGCAGGTCGAGGGCCGTCTCTCGGAGCTGGGGTGGAGCAACGTCACCGTCTTGCGCCCGCGTGCCCGCGCCAAAGGGGGGAAGGGGAAGGATGGCCTAAGCCCGATCGAGACGATCGACGAGCTGCTCGAGCGCTTCGCGTTGGTGTACGGGCAGGGTGGCACCGTGTTCGATCGGCAGGAGCACTGCCTGCTGGCGCTCAGCGATATGCGCGACGCGTGCATATCCCGCGAGATTCACCGCGCGTGGTCGGAGCACCCCGACCGCGACATCGTGCGCGTGCGTGAGGTCGGCTTCGATCCGGCGGGTGACGATCCCGCGATCAAGTGCAATCTGTGGGCTGGCTGGCCCACCGAGCCGAAGGCCGGCCGGTGCGAGAAGCTGCTCGAGCTGCTGCGCTACATGTGCAGCGACGATGGTGCGCCGCAGACCCTCTACAAATGGGTGCTCAACTGGATCGCGTATCCGATCCAGCACCCTGGCGCCAAGATGAAAACCACCTTGGTGCTGCATGGTCCGCAGGGCACCGGCAAAAACATGTTTTTCGAAGCGATCATGGCGATCTACGGTCAGTACGGTCGTGTCATCGACCAGACAGCGATCGAGGACCGCTTCAACGATTGGGCCAGCCGTCGGCTGTTCCTGATCGCCGACGAGGTGGTGGCGCGCTCCGATCTGTACCACGTCAAGAACAAGCTTAAGGCGTTCATCACCGGCGAGTGGATCCGCATCAACCCGAAGAACATGGCGGCGTACGACGAGCGCAATCACGTGAACGTGGTGTTCCTGTCGAACGAAGCGATGCCAGTGGTGCTGGAAGAGGACGACCGCCGGCACGCCGTCATCTGGACGCCAGCAAAGCTCGGCCCCGACTTTTACCGCGAAGTGATGGACGAGGTCGCGCATGGTGGCGTCGCCGCGTTGCATGACTACCTGCTGCACCACGACACCGGCGATTTTGGTCCGGGCGTCTTGCCGCCCTACACCGATGCGAAGGGCGAGCTCATCAACCTCAGCCTGGACAGCACTAGCCGCTTCCATAACGAGCTTTGCGCTGGCGATATCCACGGGGTCAAGCCGCGCCCGGCGCTCAGTACCGACGTGTACGACCTCTACAAGGTCTGGTGCGCGCGTACTGGGCAGCGGCCTGGGCCCATGCCTCGACT